TTTAATGATCCATTCTGAAACGATATCACCTACAGGTCCTAGTACATTGATTGTAAGATCTTTCTTATAGAAATCACTATAACCATCTCTACCAGTTACTGATTCGTGATGTAATCTAACCCATTCCATTACTGATTGTGCACCAGATGGAGTAATTGGATCAAATAGTGTAAACTGAATAGTTCCCCAAGTTGTTTTACCTTTCACAAAACGTTGAACGTTAATATGATTTAAAGGTACTGTTCCTTGGGATACAGTTACGGCTCCTACACCTTTCATGATGTATGCTGGAAATCCGTCTACAAAAGCTATAAATCTGTTCTTTTGTTTTGGCTCGAAAGCTGTGAAAAATATTTCGTTTGGGTTTAATACTGCCATTTTATATGTTTATTTTGTTATAAATATTCGGTTTTTTTATTTTTATGCTGGGAATGTTGCTCCAGTTGGTAACACATTGAAATCAAGTATAATAAATTCAGCTGTTTTAGTTGGTTGTAAGAAAATCTGACCGATTAACTCATTTCTGTCTATTACATCCGGTGTATTATTTGTTTCATCCATTACTACTTTAAATGCGTACAATCCTTGTCTTTGTTGAACACTTTCTAAATATGGATTTACTTGTGTTAAGAAATTATTTCTTGTAGCAATTGTATTTGCTTCAAATACTAAGTTATCAGCAATTTGAGAAATATAATCCTTAAGTGTTATTAACAATCTACGTACATTTACTCTATCTAAAGCAGTTGCTGCTTTTTTGTAATGTTTTCTGTCCGAATACTACAACTCCTTGTTGTGGGAATGTAGCAATTGGGTTAACATTACCTTCATATAAAGTATCTCTATTTGCTGATGTTAATTTTCTTTCTGCTCTTACTACTGAACCTAATCCACCTCTTGTAATACCTGCTGGTGCGAACCATGGATCACTTGAAGCATCTGTAAAGGCATATACTCCTGGAATCATTGTAGAAGCGGGCACATAAACCAATAACCCAGTATTTGGATCAACAGTTTGTAACCAAGGCCAATATGCGGCTGCATAACTAGAATCAATTCCTGATGCATTTTGTATTACAGTGTTGATTGCAGTGTTATAAGGAACTAAATCCATTATGTAAATAGCATCACCTCTTGAAATAGTGTTATTTTTAATCAAGTTACATTGGGTAGCATAATTCGAATAATATAAACCAGGTGCTGAAATTACATTGTATTGATAATCATCTTGATTAGCTAATAAATTAATAGCATTTGTATAATCAGTTCCAATTAAACCTTGAGTATTTGTTCCATCAATATTTTCATAGAAACGGTTATATGATACAGAGTTAAGATTTGAACCTATTGCTTCATCAAAAGAACCTGAACCTAATATTGGTAAAGATGATGTAAATTCTGGTTTTGCTACTCCATTATTTTGGAAATAACGTGGAGTATTATTATTTACTTGTTTTACTCTTATGTAATTTGAAATATTTGGGTAAGAACCAGATTCTTGTAAATATGTTCCTGAACCATCTGCTGCTACTACTACATTTGATGTAATATCACCAATTGCTCTTGAAATATAATTTGGAGAGAATGGATCTAATGAAATATTGTTAAATGATTCTAATACTACTCTCTGATTGTTGTTGTCATTACCACGTCTAACGAGTAGGGAAAATACACCTGAAGCTGTATTTACACTTGCAATCTCCCATCTAAGGTTATCTGCTGATCCAAGTGCTAACGCACCACCTGATAATTCTGCTCCTGCTGAATCTCCTCCTATAGGAGTTGTATTATTCATGATTATTCCTTCAGAAAGTGTTTCTAATACAAACGCCGCTTTATTTTCAATTGAGCTATCAGTTAAAGTTATTATTAAATCAGCGGTTGGGTTTCCAATATTAGCACCAGCTATTGATAATGCATCACCCACGGAATATCCAGCTCCATCGCTAGTTACATTAATTGCGGTTGGTCCATTTAATAAATTAGTGTCATTTATGGTAAAAGTAAAATCTTTATCACAAGCTACAAATCCAGCACCAACCATATCAACTGCTGCGACTGTTAATACATTTCCTTTAACATATCCTGACCCTGCGGCTACTACGGATGCTGCAGTTATAACACCAGTTGTTCCACCACCGTCAGTTGTAATAGAAATTGTTGCTCCTGTTCCAACTTGAGTAGTTCCTCCTGATGTAGTGACTTTACCTGAAACTATTGTAAATGGTCCTGTTATTGTACCTATTGTAGTACCACCGGTTAGGGCACTTTGTGCCGTTACATTTTGGGTTGCTACTAAATTGGTTAATTCACCTATTACTACAGAAAGAGTTGCTCCATTGTTGGGTGTTATATTATCTGCGGCCACAACGAAAGTATCTTTTGTACCTCCGGTACCCCCTGAAGTATAATCTCCTACTATATCTCCTATTAACCCAGCATTTGCTGATTCAAGATTATTTTGAATTATAGTAGATAAAGCAGGTGAAAAAGAACCGCTTGTTACTCTTGTTACCAATAGAGAACTACCTCCACTAGAAAAATAGTTATAAGCTGCTACTGAAGTTAAGTAAGTGTAATCGGTAGATCCACTTTCTAATGATCCTCCAAAAATTGCTTGGAATGAACTAAATGAACTAACGTAGGTCGGTTTTTCAACTGGACCTTTTACGGTTGGGCCTACTACAGCCGCGCCTCTTACTAAAGGTTGAGCCGTAACAAGTGATTGATCGTTTTCTCTTGCTAATACTCCTGGAGATATTAATGTTTCTGCCATCTTATTTTTATTATTTTAATAATTGTTTTATTATAAATATTAAAGAGGGGCTCAAAAACCTATTCTGAGGTAATAAATTCCCCTGTTTCTAGGTCGATATTCCCATCCCCATACTTTTCTTGAAGTTCTTTAGCTGTTTTATTTGATTTTTCTTGTAAATCTGCTAAACCATCTAAAATTGAGGCTCTTTGACCTTCTAAAAATGCTTTTTGGATATCAACTTGTCCTAAGTCAAAAGTAATTGCATTTTGTTGTTTTTGGTACTCTTTAAGAATTGTTAATTCTTTTTCTAATAATTTCTTTGTTTTACTCATTATTGTGGTTATTTATAAATATTAATTAATTTTTACTCTGTTAAATTTATTATTGTTATACTGATTTATCATATTATTACGTGTAAAATTTGGCGTAGATTTAGGTATATAGTTAATTCTTATATTAATTACATTAGGTAAATCGATTGTAGAATCACAATTGAAACTATACACTATAAGGTCATATTTAGAATATTTAAAACTTTATTATACACTTGGTCTACAGTTATTGATTTCTGGCAAATATGTTGTTTTTCGGTTCCTTGAAATACAGGACACCAATCCCAATCTCCGGCATCAAATACATAATCCTTATTTACCCAACAACCATTACATACTTTATGATTTTCTATTTTAGTTAAATTATTAGTAAATTCATAACCATATGGAATGAAATTATTAATCATCACAGTTTGTTTATTTAAAGCCCAATTAACCCAAGACAAACCAGATCCTAATCCTATAAACAATTCCGCGTGGTGTAAATAATTAAATGTTTTATCCCATTTTAATTTTTGTTTATTGATTATATTTGTTCCCGAGAATCCTTCATAAGATATATTAACTACTTTATATCCTTCTTTATGTAATTTTTTTGCTAATTTTTTCCAATTTGAATATGGCCATTCTTTTAAACCTGCTGTTTATTTTGGGCCTATGCAAATATATTTTCCTTTTATAGGTCTTTTACCAGGGGTAAAATCAATACCTTTATTAATTTCTTTATATGGTAAATCCAATATATCAGTAATAGTTTGAATTAATGGTATTGTATTTGGTGAGTTTGGGTTTTTTAAACCAGAATCCCATTTTCCATCTTTTTTAAACCAACCTATTTTATATTCGGCATAGGTTTCAATAGATATATCTGGTTTTATAAAAGTGATATCCTTATATTCTTTTAAGTTTTCAAACCATTCATTATGGAAAGTTGAAGCTACTACTTTACATTTATGCTTCTTTTGAAATTCTAAAATTTGAGGTGCCCACGCTATAGTATCACCTACTGATTTTGAATCGAATGATATTTTAACAATTTGATTTTTTAAATTAAATTCATGTACTATTCTCCCATTAATTTTAATGGTCCATGGAATATAATATTGTTTATTACAAGTAACCCACATATTATTTTTAATAGTGGAAGAATGGACTATTTTATCTGTTCTACTGTCTATAAATTCTACTTTATAATTATCACTATGAGACCCCTTAACTTCTACTTTGGGACCCTCCATAAAACTGATTTCAATTTTATTAGGGGGGAGATTATTGTGGAAAGTATCAATTTCTATACTTGCTAGTTTTGCAGCCCTTTCCCAAGTAAATTTATCTCGTATTTCTTTAGATTCTTTTAGTGCTTGTTTTTTATGTCTATCATAATTTTTATAAGCATCCCTCATTACTTTTTTTAAGTCTTCATAATCAGGAGTATAAAATTCACCTGTCATATCAGATTGAGAGAATGTACTATATTCACCCATTATAGCGGGTTTTTTACCTGTTATTTTAACAGGTAACCCTTTACCTTCTGCAAATTGTAATTGGGCGCTACAGTTAGAATAAATGGAAGGTGTACCACAAGCCATTGCTTCTATCAAGGGTAAATTCCAACCCTCAGCACGTGCACATGATAAAAATACATGGCCCTTTTGTAAATATTGTATGTAGTCTTCTCTAGAGGGGAAGTGTTTTATTTTTAACCTAGGATTTAAAAGTTTATGGTGTTCTAATCTATTTTCAGTATTCTCTAATTCATCCTTTGCAAATCTATTATCTATAGATAAAATTAAATCTATGGGTTCATCTTCCCCAAATTCTTCTAAAAACGCTTCTATTATTTCTTTAGTAGATTTTCTATAATCCCATCTACCAAAATGGATAAATTTAAATCTACCATCATCATATTCAGGTAAAGTTGCATTGGGGTTAGGATAGAATATTTTTGAATCAACTGCTTCTGGTATTACTTTTATTTTATCCTCGGGCATTCCTTGCTCTATATTGCATTGTTTTTGCCACTCTGAAGGTACCCATAATTGGTCATATTCTTTTAATTTATCAAAGAAATCATCAGGGTATCGAGTTGTTTCCCATACGGTGTATCCTATCTTTGGACCTTCATAGTTTTGGTAGAAATAATAATGGTTTACTTCAGCTAAAACTATATTAAGGTTATGATCAAACTTATTTATGTTATTTTGATAAATTGGAAAATCATTAAGTTTTCTTTCATTATCAAAATAAGTTTGTTGATCTAAAAGAATTTTATCCGAAGGAGTTAAATACTTTTCTTTATTAAAAGGTTCATCTTCTAAACCATCCCAATCTTTACTAACTGTAAAATTTCTAATTTTTGTTTGATATATTTTAGATAATTCTCTAAAAAAATCTCTTGTATGATTATTGAATCCAGTTGTTCCTATATAACAACCATGAACAAATAATTTGGGCTTTTTAATTAGCATATTTAGAGGTTTAATAAAGAGAATATTTTCATATATGGGAATATACAAAAATATCTTAGATAATCCTAATTATTTTTAATTTACTTTTCTATTGTCCTGGGGGAGGTGGTATAGCAGATTCTTCTGGATGTTGTTGTTGATGTTCAATACTTTCAATTTTCTGATTTAGTTTTACTTGTATGGTACCTATAAAGATAGCATCAATGCCCGTAATTGGAATATAATCAGTGGATTTCCTAAGGGCACGTAATTCCCTTAGGGATAAATTTGTTAAATTGTAACTCATAAACTTTTATTTTTTAAAACTCTTTATATTTATTTTGAAGTTTTAAGGTTAAATTATATAATAATTCTATATATTCTCCCTTAAATAAACTACTTTTAATAGTAACCAATAAAAATTGTAATTCTTTTTCGCTTAATTCAACTTTAGTAATTAAAGGAGTAATTAAAGGAGTACCCACGTTATCAGTAGGTACTCCTTTTATTTGTGTATTGTTGGATTTAAATCCCATGAAACTTTTTATTTTTTTTAAAAACAATTTTTTAATCTATTATGAATAAATATAAATATCTGATGATGCAGATACAAACATATTTC